TACAAAAGCCTCCGTACCAGCTCCCTCGTTTACTACCAGCATAGCATAACAAGCCCCAGCGCTGGCAAAGCTGCGCAGGACTTGCCCGCTTTGGTTTGTGGTAACCGTTGGGGCGTAGAGTGTTATGCGGCGGTCTAAGGTCAAAACGTATTCTTATAGCGGTACAGCACGCGGTCAAAAAAGCGGGGGGTAGGTTGGGGCAAGTCATCCCCATAATCAAAGCCGTATTTAACGCGCTGGTATATAGCGTGCATTACGTCTTTGGGCGTGCTGGTATTCCAACCAGCCGCGTAAACTACCTCCAGCTTATCGCCCTCAATGGAAGGGGTCAGCTTGCCGTTCAATAGGGTATATTCGGTATCGGCTACGCCGTCCACCTTTACATAAGTTACCGCACCAATGGGCCAAAAGGGAAGATACAAAGTATCTTCCCAGTTGGTTACCACGGTAACGGTTGCGACTCCCACCACCACCTGCGCAAAGCTCAGCGCTTCGTCGCAAGCCGCGTTGTAAAGGAAGGTCAGCAAACTGTCGTCTGCGCTTCCGTCTACTCTGCAAAAAGCCTTTACCTCAGTGAGGTTTATGGCCGCGGGGGTGAAGTCAATGGTTGTCATTAGATTGTAACGTCGTCAGCGATTACAAATGACTTTTGGCGCAAAATTGCGATGTCCATAAAGCGCTCCACGTAGATACGTACAGTTGAGCTCAGCATCTCGGTGTAGGGGTCAATCAACAAGGTAGCACCGCCCCAAAAGCCAATTTGTACATCTTCAAAGTTGCCGAACAAAATGCCGTAAGTGTCAGGGCTTCCGGCTGTCTTTTTGCTCAAAGTCGTAGAGTAGATATTGTAACCGTTTGCAGTTTGCACGGGGTCCAACATTCCCTCAACAAGGAAGCGGCCGGAGCCAGAGTCTACCTTGGTCTTTTTCAATTTGGCTACTACGTTAGGGTGCGTAACGTAGCCCAGGCGTCCGCCCAGTGCGTCGTTTGCAGCCAACAAAGCCTCCATATCTACCAAGTCGTCGTAGGAAATAGCACCTAAAGCTAAGTCCTGAGCGGTACCGTTCAAAGCGGTGTAAATACCAGTCGGCTGGTTAGATGCTCCAGTACCGGTCAAAACTGCCTTTTCTAAACCTTTGTTAAAGCTTTGGTTCAGTTGGTTAATCATACGAGCTTGGATGCCCTGGCTGTATTCCTGAGCCAGCAACTGGTTAGATACAGCGGCTGCAATTACGGAGCGCTTAGGCGTCATCGTAATAGTAGAAAAGGTCAAGTCCTGAGCGGAAGCTGCACCAGTTTCAGTATTCCAGTTCAAAGTGTAGTCGCTGTCCTGTACGGGAAACTGTACGTTTCCGGTCAAGCCCTCAGCTACCGAGCACAAGGAAAGCATCGGGGTGTTTGGGTACAAAAAGTCCACGTAACGGCCTGGGTCAGTGTACACCAAGTCGCCACCCAAGTTTCCACCAGTTCCACCGGTTACAGTGTTGGTACGCAGTTCGCGGTTCAAAAACTCAGGCATATGAACAGCGGGCTGTCCTTCGCCGCGGCTTTCAACGCCCAGCTTGTTGCGCTCTGCAATTCCTTCCTGGTTCATTTCAGCCTCAATACCGGTGAGCTTGCCGTTGCGAGCTTCGCGGATTGCCTTCACAATGTTAAACTTGCGGAGGTCTTTTACTTGTGAAGCGGAGAAACCTCCAGCAAAAGCCGAGGCGTCCACTCCAGCGCCTGGATTCTCGGCGCCTTCGTTTTTAGTTTCCATTTGTATGGGGGTTAAATTAATTGTTTCGGTTTCAACCTCAGCCGCGCGGGCACTCTCCAGGCTTCGCATCGCCACGGCGGTAGAGGGGTTTGCGCCGCGGGGCGTGAGGGAAATATCGTAAATTTCGGCCACCTTCGTAATTACGCGCGTTGGCTTTTCTCCCTTTACATTTTCCCACCGCTCTTCAGCAACAGTAAACGCCCAGCTGGCCTGGTCCAAGTCGCCGCGCTCTACTAGCGTGCGGGCTTCTTTTCCTGTGGCCGTGTCCGGTGCGTTAAATTCAAAGTATAACCCGTCCTCGTCAGCGCGCAGCTCCAGGGTGCCCTTTCCCTTATTGCGGCGTGCTAAAACGTAGTCATAGTTATGATTCATAAGCGCGTGAATATCGTGCTGGTCAATTTCAGCAAACGCGCTGCGCTCTATGCGCTCGTTAAAAGCGCCCATATCGTAAGGCTGGTAATTGGCTGCGTAGCCAAAAATCAGTCCTTCCTGAGCTCCACCGTTAAGCGGTAGGGTCCGTATCTCCTTCTTCTCGGTTGATTGTTCCATTTTGTATGTCGCCAGTTACGCTCATATGAGCGGGTTTGTTAAATTCGTCGCCGCCTTCAATAGGCGCCATGCCCTCGCTTTTGCGTATTTCGTTGGCGCTGATGGCGCCGATGTTCCAATAGCTCACGTTCCGCTGCACCTGGGCCATCATATCGCCGCGCATCAGGCTTTTGAGGTCTAGCTCAAACTCCAGCGCTCCAGTTACCAGCTTGTTGGTAAACTCCATTTCGATTTGCTCGCAAAGCGGGCGGATGCAGTCGCTTACAAACTGTGCGTTTTGCGCTTCAATGGATGCGTTTTGGCTGGAGCCCTGCATATGGCCCACCTTGTGAGGCGGTACCTTGAAAATGCGGCAAATTTCCTCAACGCTGAAATTCATGCTTTCAATGTACTGCGCTTCCTGCATGGAAATACTTACCGGTTTGTACTCAGCTCCAGCTGTCAGTACCGCGGTCTTGCCGCTGTTCGCTCCGGAGTACCGCTGGTCAAACTGGCGGCCAAGGTCTTTCAGGCGCTCTACGTCACGTATTGAGCCATCCAGTTGCAGGATGCCCTTGGGCATTGCACCGTTGCCGTAGAAGCCACCTAGGTGCTTATTAGCGGCCATAGCCGTGCCAATAGTTTCCTTTGCGTAAATAATAGGGCTAAGGCCGTTAATACCGTCTATGGTCCACGCCTTTAAGTGGATTATTTGCGACGGCTCCAGGCGCATGGTAACGCCGCCAGGTAGGTATAAGCTGTAAATAAGGCGGCCACTGGTGGTATCAATAGTTACCAGGTCGGTATCAATCATTTCCAAAGCCGTAATGCGGCCACGGGTGCGGACGGGCAACACGTAGGCGTTACCGCGCAGCAAAAGGCTATTCACCAAAGCCTGGCGCCAATAGTAACTATTGTATGCCTCGGAGGGCTTACGGCTTACGAGCTGGTCAAGTTGGCCGTCTACTCTTACCTTTCCCTGCTCCGTTTCCGCAAAAAGGTGGAAAGGAAGCGAAGCGATTGTATCGGAAATAAGCGAAACGCAAGCGTAAACAGTGGGTACTGTCGGTGCGTTATTGCTGTTGACCGTTTCGCCGGCGTTGGTTTGGCCTCCACCTATCAGCTGAAAGAGCCAGGGCTTCGGGTTAATAATGCCCGAAATACTCCGGGTTACTCGTTGAAGGAAGCTAGCCATTTAGCAAAGGTTACAAATTACTTTTTCTTAATCCAAATTATACAAAAACAATATCTTCGGTTTGGTAAACCGAGGTATTTGCCTGGGCGTTGTGCACGTAACCGGCAAGCGCTGTAATAAGCGCAGCCGTCCCGTCTATTTTATCGGGAGCCTTGCTTTTATTAAAAGTCCAGTTATCATTTTTGTCTATTTGCAGATTAGTATTGCTCACGTGCCAGGCGGTAACGGGGTTGCCGTCGTGCCCTATGCGTTTCTGCTGTACCAGGCGGTAAAGTAGCTTCATTGGCTCGTTAATCATAAGTACGCCCTGCCGGACCTCAAAACAAAACTTTGCACCGTAACGCTGCCGTACCTGGTCTATGGTTTCCGCTGCGTTCCACGGGTCAAAAAAGATAGCCTCTACCGGGTACTCCTCGCATATTTCAAAAATCTTCTTTACGCGATCGGGTGTGGTGTTTACCTCACCAGGTACTACCTCTACGTGCCCGTGCTTTAGCCAGTTGCGCACCAGGTTCGGGTATTTGTTTTTCCGCTTGTCCATGGCGTGCGCTGTAATTTGGTAGAATTGCTTTGTATAAAAGCGCTCCGCTCCGTCCCAAAATAAAAGCACGTAGGCCGTCCAGTCATTCACGGCCGCAAGGTCAACGCCCATATAACACCTCCAGGTAGCTAGCCCGGCCGGTTCCTTTTGTATGCAGCGGTTCCAGCTGCCTAGCTCAATATAAGGCTTTGCACTGCCCGCCCACTGGTTCAGGTGCAGCTTGCGTAGGGACAAAAGCGTAGGTTCGTCAAATTTAGCGGTGCGGCTAAGTTCCTGTAAGTATTCCAGGCTTACGGTTACGCCTAGGCTGGGGTTAGCCTTTGCCCATACCTCCGGGCTATGCGGGTCCTCAGTGTCCTCAGCTCCGTAAATAATGGGCAAAAAGCTAGGGTCATCTACGTCGCCATTTAATACCTTCACGGCATACTCATGCCACTTATGCGCAAAGCTAAAGGCACCGCCCGCCGTGGTAATTGCAATCATTTGGCTAGGGCGTGCCGCCATTGAGGTGCGTAATGCCTCCCATAGTTCCGGCCCCTTGTGTTCATTCCAGGCGTGAATCTCATCGCAAAGAATTAAGGACGGGTTTGCACCGTGGTTACTGAGGCCGTCGCTGGTAATTGTTTTAAGGAAGCCCGGTTTGTTTAGTAGGTGTATTTCCTTTCGGTAGGGTATAAGCGCCTGCTTCAGTACCGGGTTCATTAAGATGGTGTTGCGCACGTAGCCGAACAGTATGCCCGCTTGCTCCCTGGTGGCTGCCGCAATAATTACCTGGGGGTTGGTGTTGTCTTTCCAGCCTTTAAGTAGGTGCGCTATTGCTAGCATAGCAATAAACGCGCTCTTTCCATTCTTGCGCGGGATCTCTAGCCACACCATCCGCTTGCCTTCGCTTCGCCGGATCAGGTCGCGCTGCCATTCCATTAGACGCACCGGTGTACCGGCGGCGGCGTCCTCAGTGAGGACACAATACCGCTCTATTGTTTCCTCTGTCCAGGTCATAGCTCTAGGGTAGTTTGATTACTCTGCTCTTTGCGCAGCTTTTCAATCATGCGCTTTGCCTGGGCTAGTGAAGCTATGGCCGGGTTACTGCGTATTACCAGCTGGCCGCGATCGGTTTGGGCTTCAATGATTGCGCCGTGCTTTTCAATGCTCGCTTCGCAGTCCGCTTTGACGCGTAGCCATACGTTTAGTTCTTCATTCATAAGAAGGGGAGTTTGAGGTCATCGGTAAAGAGTATTTCCGAGGCTGACGCGGAATCGGGCTCCTTAGCGCTAGAGTTGGACCCCACCCCCCAAACCTCAGCCGCTGTCTTACGTCCATGACACTGTCTGCATAGTATTTGTATGTTCTTACTGTTCCAACGGTCGCCGCCTTGGGTTAGTGGTTGTATATGGTCTAGGTGTAGGTCCTTACCTTCAGGTGTACTACCACACTGAGCACACTCACCGCCACGCCTTGCTATGATTGCAGCTCTAAACTTGCGCCATGCTGTGCTCTTATATAGCTTTTCTTGGAAGTAGTTAACCCGTTTGGGCTTTGCTTTGTGTCTGAGGTACTGCATCTTACGTTATTTATGGTTAACTATGGTTAACTACTTTCATTGAATTAGCATAAAACATTTATTACGCTAGCTACTCTATATATATATTTATATATAAAAGTAAGTAAGTAGTTAACCAAATGGGCTACATAGCCTGTATTTACTGGTGTTCGCATTGGTTAACTACTCTTAAAAGTCGTTAACCAAGTAGTTAATATGGTTAACCGCCTTTACTGTACGCTGGTTACCATGGGCACGGGTAAGCTCTAAAGGTAGGCCAAGGGTCTTAATAAGCGCACGCATCTTATTGCGTGCAAATGGACGGTTATTACTGTCCACGCAGTACAGGCAATAGCCACTGTAAAACTGGTTAAAGGTAATTTCCTCGCCTTGCTTCATGCTCAGTCCTTCCTCAAAATAGGACTGCAAGCTGTTTACGCTTGCCCTGTATTCCCTTAGCTCCGTTACGTTGCTAGGCACCTCAGTGAAGCCGTTTTGTTGAATAAGGCGTTTTAAGCCTATTACAGCCCAATTAAAGATACCAGGCAGCTCTTTATATAGTTTGCTTTGTAAAGTCCAGTCCTCTCGCCCTACAAAGCTGTTATTAAGCGTCAGCACTACCAGGCGCCTAAATACTCCGTTGCTAGTGTCGTCTATGTTCGGCAGCCCATTGGTTGCAAAGGTCAGTTTAGCGCGTGGCGTAAAGTCAAACGGCTTTTTATACTTAGGGTTAGCGGTTAGCACTTCCTGAGCTACGGCCTTTTTAATGCCTGTGGTTGCCGAGGTTTCCCGGAAGCTAATTTCCGTGCTGGTATTAACCCAGCTATCTGCTAGGCGCTCCAGGCCACGCTGCTCTCCAAACTCACTCCACTCTAAGCGCGTTACTTTGGGCACCATAGCGGCCAGCGTATCTAATATCACGCTTTTGCCGTTGCCACCGTCGCCGTACAGTACCAGCGCTTTGTGGTAGTTCAGCGCACGGCTCAGGCAGTAACCAAACCACTCCTGTAAAAATAGCGTCTTTTGCTCTTTGTCTGCATCGCCGGCAAAGGATTGCTCTAAAAATTCTAGCCACCGCTCAGGCATTGCCTTGCTTTTGTATGCAAAAGGCATAAGGCCACTAATACGGTGCTCACGTATTTGCGCTACGTCTTTTACCAGTATTCCGCGCTCCAGGTCGTAAACGCCGTCTGAGAACGCCAATAGGTTTGGGCGCTGGTTTGGCTCCGCTGCCAGCTCCACGCGTAGCCTGTTGATGATAAAGCCCACGTTAGTGGTACTGGCTTTTTCTTTGAGGGTATGGATGATTGCGTACTGTATGTCATCTTCGGGTAGAATTTGGTAGCTCTTTCCGTCAAAATAGTAAAACGTACCGGCGCTAAAAAAAGCGCTCTTAGCGCTTAATTGGGCTAGCAATAGGTTACCAGCCGTATAGTGGTCTTTTACCCCGTCTAGGGCTTCCAGCGTTGCCATATTTCGTTAAATTGTTCTTTGTTATGATCGGGTGCAAAGTGCATAAAAAACGTACTGTCGTGCGTTTGCAAATCGTAAAGGTACATTTGCCAGTAAGCTGTGCGCATTACAAATAACATACAGCTTTTAAGACGGTCCTCGGCTATTGCAAGCCGTTGCTGTTCCTGTTCCCGCTGCGCCTGGAGCTCTATTTGGTAGCGCTCCAGGTTTTGCAGTGGAAAGCCCTTAGCCCTCTGAGAGCTCAGATATAACGCTAGCGCGTCCATTGTTGTAGGCTAGTTGTAGCTCTTTTTGGTATAGCTCTATATACATATCACGGTTAGGCACGTGAATGCCATTGGCTGCGTAGCTGTCCAGCAAAATACCTAAAGCGCTGTATTCAATATTCGCAAGGTCCGCGCTTATTTTGTCGCCAATACTTTGCAGTTTCGTTGGTTCGGGTTTTTCCATTGTCATTAAATCCAAAGTGGTTAAAAAAAGGGTTACTAAAGTCGTTGGGTATCCATCCGTTTTCTATGCACCGTTGTTTTCGTCGCAGCCTTTCGTCCGGGTGCGCTCCAGCTGCGATATAAGCTCTAGCATCGTTTGCATTTCCAATACTGCGACTGCCCCCTTTCGGTTTCTTTTCCATAGCACTACGTTTGTGGTTGTTTTAGGCATTGCCTCCAGCGTCTTAAAAACGTCTAGCCCTCTTTCCACGTGCTTGCATTGAAAAGCCCAGTTAGCGGTCTTCACTAAGTCCATACCGGCAGCGTCGGCCGCCCTGTCCGTGCTCCGGGCAGTTACAACCTTGGGAAAAATCGGTTGCAGAAAATGGGCACAAAGTAGCTCCCACCTGTTCCCCTTTTGTTTTGCGTTTAGTGCCATATAGCTCAGCTAATAAATCCAAGTGAGCGCGAATTTCACCGCGCTTACTTTTCTTAGAATGGTAAGTCATTTATCGGCGCTTGTTTAGCATCTACTCCCTCCCAAAGGTCGTCAAGGTTTGCACTGGAGCCTTTGTACTCTTTCAGGTCTAAAATAATAGCACCGTTTAGGTAAAAGCTGAGCCCTTTTTTGCCCATATATTCGTAAGCTTTTAGCGTGCCTTTTACCTTCATAAGGCTGTCATTACCAATTAGCCCTTTGTACTCCTTTTTGTCCAGGGTGTAAACCTTTGGCAGGTTTTGGCTTTTAAGGCTTACAAACGGAGGCACCTTCTCCAGTTCCTCGCTGTCCTTTTTGCGCTTTTGTACCTTCACCACGGCAGCGTAAACGCGCTCCCCTAGGTTCGCCAGGTCGTCTATGCTTTCTTTAGATAAAACTAAATCCATTTGGTACTTTTTGCTCATGTCGGAGGGACCGGATGCCTCTGTAATTTTAGCCCATTGGGCTAAGCCGGTGATAACCACGTCGTGGCCTTTTGTGTAGTCGGGTGTCATTTGTTGGGAGTTACTTTAATGGTGTCTTGAGTGTATTTAACGTGGCTTACGGGCACTATTTCGCCGGTTTCGTCGTCAACTAGCGTGCGGCCGTTTAAGTAAGCAGCATGCGCCATTTTAGACCTGGTTTCAATATGGCTCATTTGCCCCTTTAATACCTGCCAGTCCTCTAAGTGGTCAAAGCTGTGGCGGGCTGTGCCCTTCATTAACTCTACTTTAAAGCCACCGTATGCAGCGGGTCCGGTATCAATTACTTGTTGTAGTACCTGGGGCTTTAATTCCTCTAGGCAGTGCTCTAGGAAGTGCCAGCTGGCTTTTATTTCAAGGTAAGCGCGGTGCGCTTCTATGTCGCCATCTTCAACCTGGTTAAAAAGGCGCTCTATGTATTGATGGTCTACCATCTGCTTTCAATTTCCAGGGTGTTTAACTGGCTCAGCTCATGGCGTGCTTTGGCTATCCGTATGCTCGCTTCCTGTAAGATTAGCATATAGTAGCGGTCCGCTGGCTGCTCACTTACGCGTAGCCGTCCGTGGATTGCGTTTAGCGCGCGGTCTACGCGCTCCAGGTGCCCCTCTGCTATTTCCAGGCTATTCATGGCGTAGGGTGTTAACGGTTGTATCAATAAGCTCGTTTATGTCCTTGCGGTCTCGAATGAAAAGCAGCACCTGGTATATACGTGTGGCGCTGTTGCCAGTTACCTCGGCAATAACCTGAGCCTGTGCCCGTAGGCTGTGAAATCCCAGCGCGTGGAGCTGAGCTAACTTAGTGTAATAGTCTAGGTTCATGACGCTAGCCAAAAACAAAGCCACAGCCACGCAAAGCCGGCCGCGATTAGCTTAATTGAGAAAAGTAGGTTTTTCATAATAGTGAGGTTTTAGGATGCCACAATACTATGAAGTGTTTTTGAATTGTGCAAATTAAATTTTATTAAAAATAAAAAAGGGGCACGAAGCCCCTGTAAAATAAGGTTTTTAGGCGCTTACTTTTTTCGCATCAAACGCTCCAGGGCTGCCTGAATGATTGCGGGGCGCTTAAATACCAGGCCCACAATAAAGGCAATAGCCGTAACAATAATTTCTTCCTGTGTCATTTGTAATTGAGGTACTGCGTCTTGTTTTTAACCTGGACGGCGCGCAGCGTTTGCCGCTTCAGATCTTCAATATCAAAAGAAACGTGCACCCAGTCGGGGCCATCCTCTAAAGTTCCAAACTCAAAGATTAGCTGCGTGAAGCTGCCGTATGCCTTGAGTAGATTAAATATACGCATATTTTCCGCTGCGTTGCCCTGGTCAATATCCACGGCCATACCAAAACAGTGGTGGCTGGTTGCGCTGCCCCCTACGGCTTTGTTTAGCGCTGTGGACCGGTAGCCTGAGCTTATGCGGATTGGTTTGCCGTACAGCGTGCGCAGCGGTTCCAATACGTGCTCACAAAGCAGCTCTAAGTTCTGCACGTACTCAGGTGTGGGCATATTATTGATGCCCTTACGCTGGGCCAGTTGGCTGCGCGTGAGTTCGGCTAGGCTAAAGTGCTTACTTATTTGCATTGCGTTTCTCGTTAACGTAGTCGCGGCGCCACTTCCATACGGTGTACCCTATGTTTACGGCCATAAGCGTAAGGCCAAGGGCTAGCTGGAGGTTAGATACCAAAATGCTCAGCAAGCTCATAAGCCACAGCCGGGCTGTTTCGTGGATGCCGTGTTCGCTCATAGCTCAATCGGTGCGGGGGGTTGACAGTAAGCGGCGGCGGGGTTAGCAGCGCAGTAAGCTACCGCGTACTCGTGGTCTAAGGTTTGGCCCAGGCTATGCACTCCAACGGGATCACACCAAATTTTATACTTAACAAAATCCGGATGCTCTGCGCCCTGCCATACAATATCCACACTCAGCTTTGTGGCTAGTGTGGTGCACACTGGCATACCTTCAGCGTTTACGCCCCAGGCTTTGCACAGCTTGCCCAGCTCTACCACAATAGCCACCTGGTCCAAGTCCCAAACTTGCTCCGTGCCTTCCGGCGTGGTAACCGTCTTTTGAATCTTCTTTTGCAGCGTCGCCCAGGTACTGGGTGCTATTTCATATTTACGGAATATCATAACGTGGTGAGTTCAATTAGTTCGGCGTTTGTCAATTTCGTAGGAAAGAACAAAACCTGGTTAAATAGGTTGGCTTGGTTAATTACCGAGTTTAAGGCGATTGCGGAAAATCCGCTGCTAAAGGTTCCGCTTGTATCTGTGGCCACAAGTGCGCCATTTCGGTACAGCTTAAAATCATTAGCACCGTAAATAAAGGCCAGTTTATACCGTGTACCTTCAACAGCTCCAGGTACTGCAAGGTCAGCCAGTAAGGTAGTGCCGTCGCCGTAAAACTGCACCCCAATACCACGGAACCAAATAAGTTTACCGTTTGAGCCTGTTACGTCTAAAGGCACTACGTCCTGAAAGCTGCTATCCCATACCAAGTCCACAAATATAGTCCCCTCCGTCTGCCCAATTAGTGAGCTTATCCCCGTCTTACTGCAAGCGTCTGCCCCACGTGTCACCGCTGCTCCCAATGTGGCTCCAATGTATGAGGTCGGATAGTTGCCCTCTTCCCACATCCAACCAGTCATATAGACGCTTCCAGTTCCGTTTACAACAAGTCCTTTTACGTGAGATGAAGAAGAACCAATACCTCCGACATAGCATCTGTACCATCCGTTGCCGTATGACTGAACACCCGATACCGTAGGAGTACCAGAAGTAGAAGTTACTGTTCCATTGGCTATGTTGAATGTTGCTGCGAATTGCGTACCGCTTCCACCTAAACACTCAATGCTTATAGTGTTTGCAGTTCCAGCCTTTGCAAAGATTGAATGCACCTGCTGAAGTCCAGACATAGCACCGCTATAATTATCTGCACGCTGACCGCCCGTAGTAGTTTGAAACTTCTCTGCCCCGTAGTATCCAAATGGGTCAAGCGTTTCGGTGGTGTTTTGCGTGATGGTCAAACCATCAACATACGCAAAGGCATATCCGAGTTCAAGACGCTCTGAATAAGGAACCCAGTTCGTCCGCTGCGGCTCCAGCAACAAGCGGGGGCAAGTGCTACCTAAATAGTCCAGGCGGGGTACGTTAGCCAAAACGGGCTCAATAAGCCCCGCAGAATTTACACGGGTAGCCGTGTCCCCTGTGCGGGTAAATGCCAAATCACCGCTTCCGTCGGTGGGCTTAACGGCGTACAGTTTGGAGGTCTTTTGTGCGCTGGGAATTACTACCAGGCTAGCATCATCGTAAAAGCTCATTTGTTTAGGTCTACAAGTTCGTTAGCCACACACTGGTAAGCCTCAAAGGTTCCACCGTCTGCAATTACCCGCGCCTGGTAAGCGTCGGTTTGGTTGTACGCTATGGAGCGTCCGCTTGCAATAATGGTAAGGAAAAGGTCTGGCCTCATTGTGTAAATTTATTAAATACTTTGCGACTGACGGCCAGCACTTTGCGGGGTGCCGGTATGCATTTCCAATAAGGTAATGTTAGCGCCGTCGTGGGTGTAGGTTAAATTGATTGGGCGGTAGTATTTCGCACCCCATAAAAAGCGGTGAAAATACTGCGTAGGGTCGTCTAGGCTTACCTCGTAATACTCCAGCGGACGCGTCTGCTTTTCCATTAAGTAGTACGCTATCAGGTAGTTAAGCGGCAGTTCTTCAGCACTCCATTTGCCAAGCGATTGGGTGTAAGTAGTGCGCAAGGTATTGGTAAAAATGCGGATGCCTGGAGCCAATAGCAAAGACGCGTAACTGTCGCCGTGGTACGTTTGCACGTTTTGGTTAAAGCCCTGGAGGCTTTTGCTGTTGTCAATTTCGTAGGTAAGGCCAGCCGCTCCAGTTGTGCCGTCGTAGGTGTAGCTCCACTTTAATGCCTCTAGTGGCTGCGGACCTCCAAAAGGGTTAATAGGTAAGGTGCTGCCGCCCGTTTGTATAAAGTCAAATTTGTGGTAAATAAGTCCTAGCCCTAAAGGAATAGGGGTAGCCGGTAAGTGCACGTTATTGTCCGGGAAATCGTAAGCCGCCTGCACCGGTACGCCGCTGAGGTTTGATATGTGGTAATTATTGTAATTCCAGCTTTTGTAAGCTATGGAAGTTAGCCAAGTGTTGGACCCGTTCCAATAGTAAGTACCGAACGGCGTCTGAAACTCCACGTAATAGCGCAGCTCAAAGTTAATAAGCCCGCTATACCCAGCTGGTAAGCCAAAAACTAGGCGTTTGGTAAGGTCATAATCTAAGTGGTTGCTACCGTCGCTCAGGTAAGTAGCGGCAAAAATGTAGCTGCCGGCTGCCTTGAAAAGGTCGCCACTGCCTCCAGCTTCGTAGCCGTCTACAATTACACTGTTTAAATCCGTTACGCTGTAATATTTAGCGGCGGGCTTAAAGGTCAGTAAGCCGTCTGCTATTACTTTGTCTAGGCTAGGGGTAACCGTTGGGGTAAGGCGGCTTTGGTAATTGCCGTTACGGTTGTATAAATCCCAGTACGCTGGCTCATCAATCCACAAAGCTCTAAACCAAAGGTACCCATCCTTTTGGTACAGCTGCATACCAAAGGCTACCAATAAGCTGTCCAGCCATTCGCGCGTTGTGCGCCACTCAAAAGTATTTTGATTGTACAAATAGTGGTACTGCGTGGTACCTGAGTAGTGCAATATATTGCGGTCAGTCGGAGCGCTTTTGTGGGTAATGTTTTCGGAAATATAAAAGCCGCTAAACAAGTTCCACAGCCCAGCGCTGCCCAGCTGCCCAGCAATTTGGTCAGTAAAGGGCAAAATAGTGTTATTCCAAACGTAGCCATTGCTCACCTGGTCCAAGGCACCAAAGCCGTCGGCAGCTGCTAGCGTAGTAACGCGCACGCCGTTTACTACCTCACGCGCGCCGAGGTCGCCAATGAATACTCCAGCCCAGTTCAGCGCTGGGCCCATACCGGGCTCCATAGTGCCTCCGTCTGCGCTTACGCGCGCGGCAAAGGCATTATACTTATTTGTATAGTCGGGTTCGCCTAACGCCTTTATTTTGCTTCCTAGGCAGTTCTTTCCTTTGGTATATACTTTGCAATAGTAAAAGCTGGAGCTGTCGTAATTAATTGTAAGCAGTGCAATAAACGGGCTGGGGCCGTCCAATACCTGGAGGTCTAGCTGTGAGGGAACAATACCGGGCTGGAATTTGTCTAGCCCTTCGTACCGTATCGCCCAGTCCACTACGGTAAACTCCTCCGGCTCAAAGCTGGGGCTGGGTGAAAAGGGTGGATTGATGCACCAAATCTCAAAATAGTGCTCAGCCGTTTCGGCGTAGTGTGTAAGTAAATCAGCCACCTATCCGTGATATATCAAAGTTTGTGCGCGAATTGCTTACAAATATATCGTTTCCACGTAGCACAGTACGGCCACCGCCTAAGCCAGCGCCGCCAATAAATCCAACACCAGCTCCCACCATACTAGGCGCTGAGCTGCCCATTTCTAAAAACTGGCCACCTACGCCGCCCATTGCTTTGTAAAGGCCGCTAAAGGTTTGGCCAAAGTTTAGACCCTTAACGCCTGGTACTCCCAAAGCCATTAGCGCAATAGCTAGCGCAGCGGCAGCGGCAGCCGTTGCTAGAATTTGCGCTACCATTTGCTTAAGTCCGTTAATAAAGGTCTTAAAAAAGCTCTCCCCATTAATAAGCGCCGCGTTAAAGCTTTCGCTAAGGATGCGCCCCATAGTGCCGCCCAGCTCGTTAAAAATAGCCTGTTGGCGGTTAAGGTCTACGTATGTAGTATTCAGGTCATTAATTGAAGGTATAGCCTTTTGTACCTGAATTTGCATACCGGCCACGGCGTTGCCCACCTCGTGCAGTCCTTTGCTAGCCAGCTCTATGGTTTCAGTTTTGGGCATCATGCCCTCCACTGGCTTGTTTAGGCTGCTTATTTTCGTTTGTAATAGCTCAATTTCCTTGCGTAATTCTTTGAATTTTGCCGTAGAAATATCAGTATTTTCAAACTGGTCTTGTAATTCTTTTAGCCTTTCTTTTAGTGTTGCAAGGGTAGTAATTGTTTTTACTACCGTTGGATTAAATTTTTCGTATATTTTCTTTTGGTATTCCAGTTCGCGGGTTTGTACGGCTATGCTTTGAGTAACTGAATCCATTGCAGCCAGAAAAGTACCTGGCTTTTCCTTTCCAAAAAAGAATTTATATAATACGCCTGGGTAAACAATCTTAACTATGTCAACAATAAATTGAAGCTGTATAGCAAACTCGCTAATTTGATTCGTTTGCTCGGAAATAGCCTGGCCAGCTTTGGCTTTCCAATTTTCCCAAGCCGTTGCTAGCTGCTTTGTTTTAGTAGTGGTGTCATCCGCTGAGCTGCCCATTTTGGCCAGTTCCTCAGTTGCAATTTCAGCTACCGCTTTGGTTACCTCGCCAATACTGGCCGCCTCAGCGCTTACGCCTCCAAGCTTTTCGCGAAGCTGCACAGCGGAAATACCTAAGTTGTCAAGGATTAGCGGCGACTTACGGCCAATACCGGTAACGATTGATTGCGTTAAGTAGTCAACCTCTTGGCCTGTTTCTTTTGCCCGTTGCTGTGCGAAAGCAAATAAGGTGCCTAGCTCTTGAATAGGAATACCAAAGTTTCCGGCCTGGATGCTTTGCTGCATAAGCTGCACGTCCGATACCATGCCTTTAGTAGCTTTTCTCAAAGCGTTCATATCGGCAGCATCACCAAAACGCTCAAAGCCGATCGTAGCAGCACTCAGCTGGTCCCCTAGCTTTACCGCTTCAAAAGCAAAGTCCTGAATTACGCTAACGGCAAAACTTGCGCCAATAACGTTACCTATATTTTGTAGGTTTTTAGAAAAGTTTTGTAACTCCCGGTCGGCGGTACGTATTCCGTTTCTAAACTCCTTAGTATCTAAGCCCAGCAGTAAACGCGAAATAATAGTATCAGCCATCTTTTGCTATCTTAAATAATTTCTCAATTCCGGAGCTCCGTTTTTCATCTTCAAACCTTAGCAAATCGGTAGGCTGGAGGCCGCCCTTCTTTGCATTACCGCTAAAGTTAGCCACTATTGTAGCTAGCCACCTGGTGCGGGCCCAGGCATCTTTTTGCCCTGCGTAGTATGCCGTTAGCGTCGCTTCAATCTCCGCGCCCGTTAAGCTGAGCGCGTCGGCTTTACTTAGCCCTATTCTCCCGATTAGGAGGCCCAGTAAAGTTACTGGACCTCCTTCGGGGAAAAAGGGGCGTTTAAAAGCGCCGGGAGGGCCTCTACGGAGTTAGCGCTCAATTCTTCAATAAACTGGTCAAGCGTTGGCTTTTCTTTAGTGTTCCAATAGCGCTGACAATAAACCAGCACTATGGTGTCCCTTAATCCTAAACCATCACCAACCTCGGCCATACGCTTGCCAGTTAGTTCTTCAAATAGTAACGCTGCCCCCAGCGCGAATTTTTGCCCCTTTTCCATTTTTTACGCGTTTGTTCCTTTCACCAAAGCAGCGGTGCCCTGTAATTGAAAAGTAAATGTACCGTTGTCTTTGTCCGGCTGTGAGCTGGAAAATGAAGTGAATACAGCCGTTCCTGTTAGGTTAGATTCGCCAACAGTTGGAGTAACGCCTCCAGCTGTGCAAGGGGTGAGCTTAACGTACACAGTGGTACCAACCAAGTCGTACAAATCGTCCGGGTTCCACTTTGTAGCGTCGTCATCGCCAAAGATAGCCGTACCTGATGCAGTCCAAGCCTTAGCGCTAGGCACGTAGGTGCGCCATACAGCCGCATCTTTGCTAGTGGTTTCGCGGGTATCGCTGGTAATATCAAACGAACATTCGGTTTCGTTTGCCAGTCCTTTGTAGGTGGTGCCGTCGGTGCTCAAAAGCAACCGGAACTCAGTACCGGAATTTGTTGCCATTAGTAGGTAGTTTTAATTGTGAAGGTGAAGTCAGCTATCAATAGGACGTTTTCAGCGTCTTGATTGTAAAGGGTTTGGGCGTTTGTCATCCAGGCGGAAAGGTACGCAGCATTTCCGTTGGCCGCAAGGTACGTGCGTATGGTTTGTAGTGTAGTTTGCGCGTTGTCAGCGCTAGCCTGGTAAATGTACAGTTCAGCGTTTACGTTCTGCATACGGTAGCCGTCTTTGGTTTCGGTTACCTCCAGACTGTCCATTTGTAATACTATATGGTCGGCTGTGCTGCCCTGGGGGGAAGCCATAGCGTAGACCGGTAGCGCCTGTGCAGCGATTAAAGCGTCGCGTATAACTTTAAGGTAGTTCATTTTAGAGCGTTCCTAAGTTGTTGCTGCCACTTGCTTTTACCTACGCGGTCTATGCGGGCACGTGTTGAAGCGCCCAGCGCTTCCCAAGCCTTGCCCATAAAGTCCTTAGCTGCGTAGCCCTTATTGGTGCCAGTTGCACGGCGTCCGTACAGTTGCATAAAGGGGTAGCTTTGAGCGTCGCCCTTAGCCCTACGCACGCGCGTAGGGCCTATCCATACGCCTATTTCGTCGCGCCACGCCTTTACCCTTGCGCGGGTAATTTTAATGGCTTTAAAAAGCTCGTTTGTGCCTTGCTTATTCACGTCCTCATAAGCGGCAGCACGCGCTGA